TTGGATGACGACGGAGAAGAGGTTGAAGATGCTGAAAATATGGAAGTTGCTGATAACGGTGATGAGGTTGAGGTGATGAAGATGAAAAAAGGACCTAAACTAACTAAAGAATCTGATGAATGGAGCGACGATGTAAAAACTAAATGGACTCCACCTGCAGGATTATTTACAGAACCAGCTACTAAGATCGCAACCGTTTTAGCTGATGCAAGTAAAGATTTAGACCAAGCAATGTCGAGAATAGATTTCTATATAAACAGAGCTGGTAAATTACTTAAACCTAAGGATAAACAAAACTTAGAAGCAGTTAAACCTTTATTGAGAAAAAAGTTCGCTTAATCAAAATAGGGTTGAAGATATATAATAAATAATAATAAAAAAAACTATTCAAAAAATGTCAAAAGCGATTAAAGATCTAGATTTGAGATCAAGACTAGAAAACCTTTACGGATCATTAAGTGATGCAAATGGTTCTTCTAAAGCTATTGTTGAAAAATATATAGGACAGATTGATCTTGCAAGTGATTACTTCATAATGAGAGATATTTGTTTTGAAATGAAACAATACGATTGGATTCCTAGTGTAGATGCATTTATTAATGAAACCGTTACTTATGTACGAGAAAATGCGGTCTCTATTGGTGTTTCTAATACTTTAGAAAATCTAAGAAAAGATAAAAATCATCGTTCTTATATAGGAGCGATAAACACTCTAGAAGAATTAAAGGATTTAAGTGAATCCGATCTTCAAAAGAGATTACCAAACAAAATGAGAACTCATGCATGGGTTCCAGGTATTAAAGAATTAGTTTCTGAAACAGAAGCTCTTTTAGGAAACAACGATACCAGTGATAAACGATTTACTCACAAATCTCCAATTTCTCCTATCATGGAATGCGAACAAGGTAACACATTATTTTGTGTAGGAAATAGAGTTTATTCAATGAATGAAGCTGAGGAATTAAGATTAGCTAGCAGAGATGAAGTTAGTGATAAATTCTTAAGTCTAGTTGGTTTATCAGAAAACTTTACTGCAACAGAAAATGGATTACGTTTAACAACACATAATAAAATTGTAGACTTAATCATTTCTGAATCTGAAGGTGTGAAATCAATTTCAGTAGAATTAGACGGAGCTAAAATAAATGAAAATCATTTATCAGCGGCTTTAATGTCAAGTGGAAAATTTAGAACAGATGAATATAGTTCAATACGAGTTTTAGAACATGCAGTATCTGAATATAAAAACTTATATGAATTAGATTTTGTAGATACAATTACTTCTAATGTCTATGAAGGCGTTCAAGTAAATGTTATCAAAACCGATAATGGAGTTTATATCAACAAGATAAATTCACACATGAACGAAAATACATTAATCAAACCAGATTCTACAAGAGATGCAATTAATTTAGTTTCTGAATTCGTTGATTATGATATTACTAATAGCGTACAAGATTTACTTGAGGCTGAGAAAACTGAAGATGAAGCTAAAGAGCAACAAGAAACTGATGTTTATGAAAGAATCGATCATATTAAAAATGAAATTTCTAAATTATCTTCTTTAGATATGGAAGATATGCAAGAAATTAAAGAAGCTAAAAAACTTCTTAACGATGCATTACTTAAAGAACAAGATAGATTAAACACAATGTTCAAATCTAAAAACGTTGTAATGCACGAAGATTCTTCTGATGGTGATTATGTACCTGGTGAAATAAAAATTAAAGTTGATACTTTTGGTCCTGGAACTAAAGTACAGGTTTCTGCTGGACAATATGCTGAAAGAGGCGCTAAAGATTCTATAGCAATTATTTTACCAGATAATAAAATGGAAAACATTCAAAAGAAATATCTTTCTGTTGAAATCTAAGAATTGAATATAAATTTTAGATATAATATAAATAGAATCGAGGTCTCTGGCCTCGATTTTGTTGTTTCTGGCTAAGGAATGAAACAATTCTTTTGGATCTGCATATAATATATAACTAATAAAAACATCGGACCACATGGCAAAAGTATATTTAAGAAACAAAGATTTATTAGCAGAAATAATCTTATCAAAAGAACAAGGCAAATTAACACCAGAAGGCGTTAGGATGTTAGTTTTATTATCGGAAAGAGCAATACGACGATTGCAATATAGAAACCCAGATGATCGAGATGATTGTTTAGCATTTGCACAGTTAGATCTATTTAAGTATTGGGATCGTTTCAAACCTGAAAAATCCACAAATGCATTTGCATATTTTACACAAATTGCAAAAAAAGGATATGCAAAAGGATGGAATAAATTATATCCAAAAAAATACTCAAATACCATTAGATTATCAGGATCCAGCGATGATGGTGGTATTTATTCTCTATAATCTGCTTGATGGATATTAAAAACAATAAACCTAAAAAGAACTCAGGATTTAGTCAAGGCTATTTTCCTTTGAATGAATGTAAAAAATATGTCGGTAAAGGACCTATTATTTATAGATCTTCATGGGAAAGAAAGTTTTGTATGTATTGTGAATCAAATCCATCCGTTATGCATTGGTCATCGGAACCTTGTAAAATTGAGTATATAAATTCTTTAGATGGTAGAAAACATAATTACTTTCCTGATTATTATATGAAATTGGATAGCGGTAAAGAATATCTTATAGAAGTTAAGCCATCTGCTCAATTAAAAAAACCAACCCATCCTAAAAGAAAAACTACTAAAGCAGTTAAAAATTATAAGTATGCATATGAAATGTATGTAACAAATATGTGTAAAGCTTCTTACGCAGAAGAGTATTGTAGAAAACGAGGATGGCAATATAAGATAGTAACCGAAGCATTTTTCAAAACACTTTAAGATATGGCAGATAATTACGTCGGAAGAGCTTTTGCAGAATTACCAGAACTAAGTGAAATCAACAGAGATTTCGAAGGGTATGTTAATAATTGGGAAAAGAAATATGGTGGTGGTAAACAAGCTGAGCAATATGCATTAACGTGGTTTGAAGAGGCATTAGCTGATAAAGATGAAACTGCTGTAGAAGAATTTTCAGATAGAGAATTAACATGGGGTAAAATGTTTCATTTCGAATATGATCCTGTTACTGCAGATCGATTAGCGTATTGGGACAAATCTCCTATGGTTATTTCATTAGGACGTCACCCAAATGGAAACATATTAGGAATGAACATAAATTTCTTACCAAAGACCGTTAGATACTGGATGGTAGGTAAGGTGTTTCAGGTATATGAAGGTATGATTATTGCTGCAGCTGCAGGAAAGAATTATAGAAGAGCAACTGCACAACAACAAGTACAAATCGATTATGAGACAATTAAAAGATGGTTGGGTAAATTTGGTTTAGACTTTTGTGTTAGACAATATCACATAAATAAAATGAGTAAATTAGCAGTAATTTGCTATGAAGATTGGGTTAGAGCCGTTATGATAAATTGGAATGACTTTCATCCTATACAAGAAAATGAATTAAAACGTCTTTACGATGAATACTTACAAAAGGTTAGAAAACCAAAGAAAAAACGTTAAGATATATAAACTAATAAAAATAAAAATGAAATGGCTGGATTTGTAGAAAGAGGCGATTCAAACGCAGGTAACCGATTTGTTGCTTCAGGTGCGTTAAAACAATTAAGTTCGTTTGGAATGAAGTACGATGATATGGTACTTCGAAATTCTCAAGCGGTTGGTATAGTTGAAGATCAATTTGGTTGGACTTACGATCCAAGAGGGTTAGTTGGTGGAGATTATGATGATTATGCATTATTTGCTAACTTAGCATTATCTGATATAGCACTTAAAAAATCAATATCAGTATTTGATAAATCATATCCTAAGAAACGAGAAGAACTTCGTAGATTTGCGGTACAAGATGAAATTGAAGAAATTCTAGATACTTTGTGTGATGAATGTATTGTATATGATGATAAAAACTATTTTGCAGATCCTTTATTATTTGATGATGATTTATTAGCAAACGATAAAGTAGATGAAATTAGAGGAGCTATTTCTATAAACTTCAAACGAATTTATCAGTACTTTGGTTTTAATAATGATATCACAGCATGGTCATACTTTAGAAAATTTTTAGTTGATGGATATCTTGCGTTTGAGATTATATTTGATAATGAACAAAGAAACATTATCGGTTTCAAAGAATTAGATCCAATTTCTTTAGAACCTGGAATTGATGATCAAGGAAAACGAGTATGGAAACAATTCAAAGATATTCCAGCAAAAGCTAGAACCTTATATGATTCACAAATTATATACCTATCGTATGCAAACTTAAATTCGCCAACTAGAATTTCTTATGTTGAACGTCTTATTAGATCTTTTAATCTTCTTAGAATTATGGAACATTCTAGAATTATATGGTCGGTGGTTAATTCATCATTCAAAACTAAATTTATTATACCTGTAGGTGGTAAGTCAAAAACAAGAGCAAAACAATCTCTTGGTGTTCTTATGCAAAACTATCGAGAACAAGTTGACTTTAACTTTGATTCTGGAGAATTAAAAACTAATGGACGTCCGATGATGCCATTTAATAAAGAATACTGGTTACCTGAAGGTGATGCTGGTTCTCCACAAATAGAAACAATTGGTGGAGATGGACCAGATTTATCAGATACAGATTCTCTAAATTACTTCAAAGAAAATTTACGTAGAGTATCTAAAATACCTATGAATAGATTCGATGTTGAAAATCCTCCATCATGGGAAATCAATGCAGAAGGAATGACTAGAGATGAAATCAAATTTGGTAGATTCATTAATAGACTTAGATCTGTATTTCAAGAAATCATAGTAAAACCACTATGGATTCAAATGACTTTAGATTATCCAGATCTTATGAATGATGATTCATTCAAAGCTCAAGTCGGTGTTAAATTTAATAAATATAACATCTTCGAGGAAATGAAGGAAATGGAATTATTGCAGAAACGAATTGACTTTGTAACTGCAATGAAAGATGGACTTGTCGATTACGATCCTAATGGAAATGAAATTAAATACTTCTCTTCCGAATGGTTAATTCGACGATTTATGGGACTTAACGAAGAAGAAATCAAGTCAAATGATCTTATGAAGAAAAAGGAACAAGATCATTTAGATCAGATGGCCGACGAAGAAATGTAATTTCAATAGAATCCCAAAGATATATAATTAAAATAATACAAAAATAAAATAATCTTTCAAAATGAATGAAGCAAATTTATTAGTACTGGAAAGATCTACCTGTGTACTAGAAGCAAACGGAACTGGTGACGACAAGTACGTTTTAGAAGGAACTTTTTCAGAGATCGGAAAGAAGAATAAGAATAATCGTATTTACGATGAGAAAGAACTTATTCCTCATATCGACGAGTTACAGGAAAAAATCAAAAGCGGAAAGCTATTAGGGGAATTAGATCACCCGAAACAATTTGACATATCGTTAAAGAACGTATCCCATGTTATAGAAGAAATCAAATACGATAAAGCTAATAAAAAAGTTACTGGAAAGATTCGATTATTAGATACTGATGCTGGAAAGCAAGCTAAGGCTTTAGTTGATGGAGGTATCCCTATTCACATATCTAGCAGAGCTGCTGGTGTTGTAGAAAGCAACGGTCATGTAAAAATTAAGAAACTATTTACTTATGATTTAGTTGCAGATCCTGGTTTTGAGAATGCAGAACTAAAACGTGTTAACGAATCATTTGGTTTTGATAATCACGGTGATATACAGATATATGAGTTGAATGGATATATAGAACAGAATAACAAAGAAATTCAAAAAGAATTAACTACCATGGAAAAAAACGATACATCTATAAATGAATCAACTGGCAATTATGTTACAGTAGATGATTTTAACGAATACTCAAAAATTATTAAAGAAGAAATCGAAAAGGCTAAAGGCGAATTAATTGACTTATCCGAATCTTCTAAAAATGATGATCTTGTAAAATACTCAGAGCAAATCGCGTCGAGAGTAAATAAAATATCTGAATATGTTGAAGGTGTTGCTGAAAACGTAGATAATCTTATTTCACATAACGATTATATTATAGAGAACCTTTCTAAAGTTAAAGATTACGCAGAATATGTGGGATTAAAAACAGATCAAAATATAGAATACTCTAAACATATTGCTGAGAACGTTAATACAAGAACATCTTATCAAGATTATGTTAATGAACATGTTGATAAAGTAATAGATTACCAAAACTATATAGTTGAAGGTCTTGATGCTACAACAAATTATGCAGAATATCTAAAAGAAAATTTAGAAAAACTTGGTAATTATACAGATTATGTAGTTTCTTCATTAAACGAAACGAAAGTTGAAGATAATAAAGAAGAAACTAAAGAAACAATAAATGAATCAGAAACAGTTGAATCAACTAACGTTGAAGAACTAGTTACTGAAAACGAAACATTCAAATCAGAATTAAACGAAAAAATTACAGCGTTGGTCGAATCAGCTAAGAAGCAAAAAGTTGAAGAAACATCTGTAAATACACATTTCTTACATTTCTTGAATGAAGATCGCAGATCTAACTATAAGGATTTAGACGATGAGGCTAAGGCGAAAGTCATTAGAGCTTATGAATCTACCGATTGGTTTGGATCTAACGATGCTTCAGGAATATGGGAAAGTGTATTCGCCGAACCTATAAAAAAAATCGATTGGTTAGAAAGTAGACCTGAGAAATTCGATAGTCTTTGGGAGTCCTTAAATGAGGATTCTAAAAATTCTATCAAAGCTCAAGCAACTATGAGAGATCTTGATACACAGTACAAGATCGATCACTTCTGGGCAACACGAGATTTAAGAGGTTCAAACCCATCTGAACAAATTGATGAATCTAAGAAAATGGTTAACGAAAGTGAATCATCTACTTATGAAACACAAGGTGTTTACATGGACTCTGTTACAGAGGGGCTTAAAAAACGCTTTAACAGAAGTTAAAAACTTCAACAAACCAAACCCAATAAAAAATAATTAGACAATTATGAATTTAATTAATGAATCTGAAATTTTTTCTAAGTGGACTCCGATTATCGAGAGCACTACTGGAATTGAAGACAGATCTAAACTAGAATGGATGTCTAAGTATTGTCATAACCATGAGTTGTACGAGAATAATTCGACTGCAACTGTAGGTTCTGTTAATGGTATGGGTGCCGTACGTTTCCCAGCTCCTCCTGGAGCTCAGACTGCGTTCGCTACTCAAACTACTGGATCTGGTGATAAGCCTTACACTTTGCTTCCTCTTGCTATGCAAGTTGCTGCTCAGACTGTAGGTTTAGACCTTGTACCAGTTGTACCAATGAATGGACCAATGGGAGTGCTTACTTATTTAGACTTCGTCTACGGCGGTGGTAAAGTACCACAAACCGGACAAACTGCTGCATTTAACGCTACAACAGCTGGAGATGCACCAAACATGCCACTACTTATTAAAGTAGACTGGCCGACGGGAGCTTCTTCTTTTGGAAGTGTACCTAAAGGAACAGTTGGTGGACTTAATGCTGTAGGTAACGTTCCTGGTGGAACTGTTACTTTTGTAGGACAATCAAGAATTGACGGTTACCCAATCTTCAAAGTTGACTCTCTTACTGCAGGATTATCAATCGCTGACTTATTCGGAACTGCAACTGGTGTAACTTTCTCTGGAGGTATTGCAACTGCCGGTATCGGTAGTGTAGCAATTTCTGTAGGAAATGCAACATTAGTAAAAGCTCTTGAAGATCATGTTCAAGGATTCTCATCTAACGATTACACTGGTTCTACTGAGCCAATGTCAAGAGTACAAGGTGAGGGTACTGTAGATAACGTAATGAATTTAAGTTTATTCAACAAATCTGTTGAAGCACAAACTTTCCAAGTTGCTGCTGCAGTAACTAGAGAGCAAGTACAAGACTTAAAACAATTCGGTATCGATGCTGTTGCTCAAGTTGAATCAGTTCTTATTAACGAATTGACTCAATCAATTAACAGAAACATCTTAGGAAGAGTAAGAAGATTAGGTTATTCTAATGCTCAAGGTATTTTTGCTTCACAAGGT